ACATTAAATAAGCCCTTCCACTTCCAATGAGCAAAGATGATGCGCAGGGTATGCAACATCGATTGAGAAATCCTTGAAGAATCCGTAAACGATTAGCGGTTCATAGCCCTGATATTCGGTTCCGATATACACGGCAGGCGTGGCACGAAGCGCAACCAAGGTTCGATAGATTTTGTTGAGCCGATACTTTTCGGTGACAACCTCGAACGTCCCTTTCTTGCTGTAGGCGCGGGGAACGATGATGGTATTGCCCCACTGGTCCCGGTCTTTTTTGCTGTAATCGACAATACCGACCCGCGCCCCGTATTGAGTGCCGCCGATGTCGATGACCATTCCCGGCTTGCATACTCCGCAGGCAGCATCGCCGCTGGTAGCAGTGATCGTGATCGTCAATTCGCAGCCTGTGAACTGCCCTGGCAGGTCCGTCAATACGGCATCGGTGCGCTGTTCGAACTCGCTGAAAAACCAGTCGTAGATGCTTTCAATGATCGTGCCGTCTAGGTCGATAGTTCGGTCATAAACGACCGTTCCACCCGGACCGTCCTTCATCGTTGCTTGCACCTGCCTTCCCATCAGTTCAAGCAGAGCAAGGCCGGTAACGCTTCCCGGCTCTAAAACTACGGTAAGAGGTGAATCGTGTGTTGTGACGGTCCCAACCACATCATCAAACATCGCCCAGCGGTTTGTCGGTCCGATGTCAAGCCAGTTGGTCGAATCGTCTTCCGGTGGGGTTGTGCCCGCGCCAGCCGTGATGCGCTCGTAGATTCTATGCGTTTCTGTTCGAATTCTCTTATCTCCGATTGCATACGTAGTGCCGGATACCCACACTGCATGGTCATCCTCTGCAACCGTGCTTGAAACCAGCATTGCATCAGTGATGACTGTCGGCTTAATTACCTTCATGCTGTCACCTCCCGAGTAGCAAACGCGTCACCTTCAGGCATTGCCCGCTCGATTAGCCTTGCGAGCTTGCTGCCGGATTGCGCTGATGACTTCGTTTCGGCGCTGATGTTCTGCAAGGCTTCCACCACCCAGAGCAACACGCGTTCGACGTTCGCGCTATTCCCACCCCCTTGTAGAGCTTGGATAAGCGCCCGGTTATCTGCTGCCGGAACAATTCGCTCCCCAGCGTGCGCCATGATCGGCATATCCTTTGGCAGGAAGTTCGTGCCGACCGCGAAGCCGGGCAGGCTTTGCAGGCCATACTTTTCTTGTATCTGCTTGAATGCGTCCTGCGTCATTCCCCACATTGCCTCGAATGTCTCATCGAGAGATTGAACAACGCCAAGTGCTGCAGATTGGGCTTGCGACGACGCAGCCGCCGCCAGCTTTGCTGCATAGTCATTGACACCGGGGATCAGGTAATAGGCATCTGGCCCCTTCTCTGCTCCGTAGGCGGCAATATCGGCGAACTGACGATCAACGATGCCTCCTGTGGTCGCGCCCTCAGGCATTCCGGTATTGGTCTGGTCTTTCGTGCCGCCTGCGCCGAAATATTGATCCAGCGCCTCGCGAACAGAAATCACCTCCTTCTTCACGTCGAGAATGCCGGTCACGGACAGCGTGAGCATGTCAAGCTGTTGCTGCGCGACGCTCACCTGTTTGTCTGCGGTGTTAGCCGCATCGTCCAGCCCGGCTCTAACTTTCGCGAATCCGCGCTCAAAATCCCATTTTGTTGCCGAAGACTCTTGCAGCGACTGGAGATATGTCTCGGTCTTTCCCTGCAATGCTGCCATTGCCTCAGCCGCAACCGTCCTGTCTGACGACTTGGTAAGTCCAAGCGTCGATTCAAACTGATCCCGTGCGACGGACGTTTTTTGGGTAGACGAAAGAGGCGATAGATCGCTCGTCAGCAATGAGGCGCGGAACTCACGAATCGATTTTCCAAAATTGGAAAACTGCTCGATTGTTCCCTTGAGTGCGGATGACTCGCGGTTATAGGCGTCGGCCAGGACGTTACGCGCATTCGCCACATTTGATGCAGCGGTATCAGCAATGCTCTTCGTGTAGTCCGCGATCTGGAGAAATGCAGGAGCGAGATTGATCAGTGATGCATATGCCTTCGCTCCGGCCTCCGTGCTGAGGTCTAGCGTGTCAACCAGCGCAACGAATTGATCCTTGGTTCGAATCCCCGCCGCGCCCAACGGCGCAAGTGCTTCATCCACCGACTTGATAACCGGCGCAATCTGACGTTCCGGCGATAGGAAATTCTGTGCAAAGAATGCGGTGCCGGACGCCAAGGCATCGATGCCACCTGCGAGCGAAATCAGTCGCTCTCGAGCATCCGCCGATGCCAAGCCAACCGCTCCAAACGCGTCCTCAGCGGTTTTTCCAAGCGTTGCCGATACTGCGCTTGTAACTGCGAACTCGCTCGCCAAGCGCTGCAGCGCCTCAGCCGCGCCCTCGCTTCCCTTCGCGAAGTCTGAAATCGTCGGAAGAAGCTTTGTAGATAGCTCGTTAGCAACGTCCGTGAAGAAGTTGGCGACGATTTCAGCGTTCTTCTCAGCATCGTCGGTCAGATCAAGAGTCATCCCCTTGACATATCCGTTGATATTGTTTGCCTCTAGACCGAGAGTTGCCGCAAATCCCTTGGTTGACTCAATCAGGCCGAGAATGCCGGTGTTGAAGGTGTCGAACAGTTGAGGGTCGGGATCGCTGAATATTGGGTATTTCTTATCGCTTCGGAACAAGCCGCCTTTTTCAATGATGCGTGCGTAAGACGTAGCGTCAGTGAACCCGGCGTCGCTGAGATTGCCCTGGATGCCGAAGCTTTCGACCTCCGGGTCTTTGCGTCCGAATAGTCGGCTAAACAACGCAGAGCCAGACAGAATCGATGCCATCTTTCCACTGACACCAAGACCGCGCAGGATCTTGTCGGGGATGAGAGATGGAGAACCGATTACTTTGCCAAAGTTGCTAATTGTCCCGTTGTCCGGCCTCCATCCCTGATCGTACCAGCTCGCATTTTGCATCATTCCGGCCATGATCCAGCCGATGATCGGGATCGACTTCGCGAACGCCGCCCCTGCGCCCATCGCACCACTAGCGCCTGCGGTTGTTGGCCCCATAAGTCCAGGCGCAAGGCTCGCTCCTTGCATACCAGCACCGAAACTTCCGAGTGTGCTCGAGCCAAGCATACTGCCCAAGCTGGAAATTCCACCGCCAGCCATGGATGCCAACCCAGAGAATCCGGTCGAGAATCCATCCCAAAGCGTTTTCCCCATCGAGAACAGATTCATTCCTTGGTTTAGGTTCATGCCGGACGAGCTAGCGCTGCCGTACAAGGAGCCGGTGATAGCCCCCGCCACCGGACTGACGATTGCTTGTATCGTAGGACGCAGGATCATCGTCTTAAACATGTTGACGGTTGTATCTCGCAGATTTTGGGCAAAGCTCTTTCCGCTTTCAAAGCCACGCATGAGGGAGTCGGTCAAGGTGCGCTCGATCTCGTCGGCGGCACGCTTCCATTCGCGCTGAGCATCTTGCGCAGCCTTGGCGCTCGTGTCCTTGGCATCCTTGGCATCTATTGCCTTGGCAAGGCGCTTGCGAGCCTCAATCTCCTGCTCCAGCAATGCAATCGCCTCTTCTGCGCCATCAAAGCCAAGCAGTACCGCCTTTCTTTCTTCCAGCCGCGCGATTGCAAGCGCGTCAATCGCCTGACGGCTAAGGCCGTACATCGCAACTTCGTCTTCGATTGCCTGTGCCTTTTCGTTGATCTTGACGATCTCGGCACCGATGGAAGCGTTTTCTTTGTCTCGCACTGCGGTGAATTGCTTTTGCGCTTCGAGCAATTCTTTTGTATCGCTGACTTGCCGTTGAACGCGGCCCAGCGACTGCGCCTCAACCAATTCGGCTTCTTTGTGCGCCCGAGTCTTGGCGTCGAGCTTGCCCTTCAATTGCTCTTGCAGCTCAAGAGCCTTCCGCTCGCCATCATTGAGCTTGTCGGCCTCCAGTCCGCGCTCTTGCAACTGCTTAAGGTACTGCTGCTCAGCGATGATTCGAGCACGGAGATTCGCGATTTCCGAGGCACCGGCATTTGATCCCGCGAGCGCCCGCTTCTCAGCGGTTGCGATCGCCTCATTGACGCCGGCTAGCTGGTCTTTTAGCTTCTTGTATTCTTCAGAATTACCCCTGCCGGCGGCAGAGAGATTTTTCATGGTCTCGGACAGAACGCGAGCGGTACCTCGCAGGTCATCCATCTTGGACTGAGCAGTCTGATACGCCTTTCCGAGTTCAAGCGCCGACTTCACTTCACTTTCGAGCGCGTTCCCTGCGCCCGCATCGGGAGCGCCAGTAATTTTTCCCGAAAACTCGCGTCGCCCCGGAGTTCCAGAATTTGCCCATGCGCCCAGTCCAGCAATGCCAAGGCGAACGGTTGGCGGCAATGCTTGTTCAATGGCAGAGGCTATTTGTCCAGAATGATTGATGATCCATGTGAAGGCCTCAACCAACTTCACGACCGCATTATTTGCGGTTCGCAGGCCATCGGAAGCGTCGAGACTATGATTCATCTCCTTCCAGGCTTTCCCCATCTCTTTGGTCGCCACCTGTAATGGCGTCATCCCCTCCTGAGCAACGCCGGACAATGACTTCTTCAGTTCATTTAACAGAAGAGTTTGAGCGCCAACGATGTCGTTCTGCTTCGCCATCTCTTCAACGGCAAGCAGTGTCGAGGCAGATAGAGTGTTGAACATTGCGTCGAGCTGTTTTGCGCCCGCCACCGGATCGGAAAACGACTTCGCGAGCTGCCTAGCCGCCTCTGGCGCATCCTGCCCGGCTGCCTTTGCGTAGTCAGCTACTAGTAAGTTCAAATCCTTAAAGATCGAGCCGCCAATCTTGCCCGCCTTAGCAAATTCGGCAACGGTTGCTTCAGATGAACTTTTGCTCATCCCCGGCAATAACGAAAGCTGATATACGAGACCTTTTAGCTCGGCTGTAGTCGCTATGGAAGCACGTCCAGTTACGCGCAAACTCGTCTCAATAGACGCAAACACTCGATCGGACGATTCCAGTTTGGCGATGGCGACCCCCAGCCCGGCCATAGCGGCAATCGTCACCGTGAGTGGATTGACCAGACCGAGGATGTAGCCACCAAGCGCCTTTGCTGCCGCACCGACACCGCCGAACATGTCTTTCAACTGCCCACCTTGCTGCAACAGCACGGTTAATGGTTGCTGCCCGCCCTGCAAGCTGGTGATGATGTCGGTGAATTGCGCAGGAACCCCACGTAAAGCGGCAGCGGTAGCTTTGGCGGACATGCCGAGTTGGGTTTGGCCCTGTTCTGCCGCTTTAATCTTGGCAATGTAGATACTTGCTGCATCCCCAACGCCAGCCATTGCGGCCTTCTGCTCAAGGTAAGCCGCCTTACCCTCTGTCGCCAAAACTGCGCTGCGCTTAATCGACTCCAGTAATCGACTCTGCTTGGCATTGAGGTTTTCGGTAGCCGCGCCAATCCCATCTATCCCCTTGGCCGACTCTTGTCCCGACTTGGTGACAGAATCGGCCATCGATTTGGCATCCTGCTTTACCTGGTCGAACCCCTTCTTCGCACCAGAGGCATCAACCTCAAAGCCTAGCTGTACCTTACGTTCATCAGCCATTGCGCCTAGTCCTTTTTGTTCATCTCGCCAAGCGCGACAATTTCCATGACGCGGATGTCGTCTTCGAGTTGATCGTATTCATCGGGGGGGGGATTCATTCGGTCTAGCTTGTGATGCATGACGTTGTAGTCGAGGCCGGTAGGACCACCCATTGAAACGCGCCATTGTGTTTGCAGGTACTGAAAGAGACTGAACGCAGGCCAGTTCTCCGGCCAAACCTCGACTTCTTGGTCGCTGTAGTCCTCTGGCCGAAAGCCAAACATGGCAAGTTCATTTTCATCAGGCGGCGCTTCGTATAACGCACGCGCCGCCGATTTCAGTTTCCCAAGCGGCCTTCAGCAATCGCTTTGCGGTAGTCCTCCATGATTGCGGCGGTAGCCGCCGGCAGCTCATCGCAAAGTTGTTGGGCGTTCTCGCGTGTGAGTTCTTCGTCGAGATTCCAGGCATCGACAACCTGCATCACATAGTCCGCATTGGAATCTGCTGTCTTTTCCATCAATGCGGCCATGCTGAATTTCTCTTCATTCGCCGAATCTTTTTTCTCACCAGCGGCGTTGATAATTTTGTCGATGAATAGGCCGAATTCTTTGCGAGTGCGGTATTTGTAGGTGACTTCGATGCTGCCGGTCGTACCATCGAGCATGGGGAACGTGACCGTGTGTTTGAAATTCTTGGGGCGATTGCCGAGCTTGATTTTGGTTGCCATGTTTTTCTTTCGGATAGGGTAAAAAGACCCGACTTGGAGCGACCAAGCGGGCAAAAAAAGGCCTGCATCGGCAGGCCCCTACGGCATTTGCTTCGGATTAGCTTGTGTAGCGGACAGGACGCGATTGCAGCGAGAACGTCGCGTTGACGGTCATCACTTGACCCTTGTTCAAGGTCGGTGTCTCGTTGAAGGAGACATAGCCTTGGTAGAGAATCAGGGAGCCGTCAGCCAGTTGGAGTTTCAGTACACGTACAGCCCGAGCGTCTGATGCGGCCTTGAGAGCCTGATAGCCAGCCAACGACGGGTCATCCGCGATTTCGAGCTGAATGCTTTGCGCAGAGAAGATCGTCGGAATCTGCGTTTCAAAGTTCTGCTCCAGGAAAGAGAAGTTCGCGAACTGTTGATCGCCGCCGGATGTGGTGAAGCCCATGATCTGACTGATCTGGGTAAATGCGGTGATCGGTGTTGCGGTGCCTGCGCCAGAACCGGCAGGGAATAGAGTGGTCGATGTTGTATCGACGCCTTCCAAGTTAAACGTGTTTGTCGCCGAACCAGCAACACGAACAACCCGGTTATTCAGGTTCGACCACCCGGACACCATCGAAAGAATGTCGCCATTGTTCAGGCCGTGCGATGTTGAGGAAGCAACGCCGGGATTGGCGTTAGTGATTGCGGTTACGGTCTTTGCCGAACCATAGGTGGTGGCGAGAGATACGATCGCGCCGTCTGGGAGCCGTGCTGCCATGATTGCCTTTCTTGCCCGAGCGGGCATAAAAAAAGCCCCTTGAGGGGGCAAGAAACGTCGCGGAATAAACGACGGAAATAAAAAAGCCGCTGCGAGTTGATGCTCGAGCGGCTTTACTTGTTGGCCTTGCGGCCTAATTCGTTATTTGTTTGGGCTAGCGGTCGCCCCAGATGCTGAAATCCTGACGACTGCAATATCGCTTCATGTCGGCGTCATAGTCGGATGCGGCGGCTGATACCGGCCTTGCCTGAACGGCGGCAGAAGTAATCAATGCGGCCTCGATCTGCTTGATCAGCGCCTTGGCAACCGCTGCTGAATCGGCCCATACGTCAATCTGGATCTCCGCGTTTTCTTTCGATGGAACTGTGTTATCAACGAACGTGGGCGCAATCCCTCCGATCTGTTGGAACGTCACATAGGGAAGCGGGGTGTTCACGTCAGCGAAGCCCGGTGACACACGCTCGCAAAACGTCTTTAATAGCGTGACAAGATCAGTTTCAACCGTCATTTCGCGTTGATCCTTTTCATCAGTTCTTCTTCGGCGGCATCAAGGGCTTGAGGGAATTTCGCAGCGGCAGGACGAACGAACGGTCGCGCCGCAACCTGCGCCGGACCTCCGGGGCGTAGCACGTAATAGGCGTCCTTTTCTGCCTGCGGTGCATTTTTCCTTGGCTTCTTTTTGCCATGAGACTCTGGGCGCTTGGCTGTGTACCATTTCCCGTCACGCCCTATATACGATGCGTATCGCTGGATATGCCCGTATTCGAGTAGATGTCCATGCGGAGCCTTTTTGACGTTCCAAGAGACGTGGTAAGTGGCGCGTAATGCTCCGCTATTGTCTTGCGAGTACACCTGATAGATGGAAGCCGCAAGGTTGCCCGTCTTCTTTCCTATCCGCGATACATTCCGCTGCACTTCGTCATACAACACCTGAGTACCAACCTGTGCGGCAGGTCGAACCGCCTCCTTGGCAGCGCCTTCCAGTTCATCTAGAAAGCCATTTAGCCCTGCCGTATCCGCCTTGATCGTGAAGCTCATGCGGCAACCTCGCACACAAGATCAACATGGCGCTTTGCGACCACGTCGGGCAAGATTGCCTTGATGTGGTAAGCAACCTCACCGTAAAGTACGCGCATGCTCGTATCTAGGTCGGCGCGATACCGGATGCGAATACTTGCTTTGACTATCGACGTTTCCGCGCCAGCCTTGACTGTCTCAAGTCCGCCTGCATGCCTGATGTCGGCCCATACCGGAGTCACGTCAGCCCAAATGTCAGGAAGGCGCTGCCCCCATTCGTCTCGTTGCTCTGTTGGCCGCTGCAACATAACGCGCCGATTCAGCGTGTAGGACACCGCGCCCATCAGCCCCTACTCCAAATAGTATTGCGCTCCAGAAGCTTGTCGATGTATTGGCTATCCTTGCTTACGCCGAATTGCACCGCCAGCTTTGCCAAGATGTACATCTTTACTTCAGGAGGGATCGAGGATGGACTTGACCCATAGCCCGCAACGTATTCAACCATCACTGCATTGATGCGATCAGTCTCGGTATCCGGCCAACGCTTCCCCTTAGCGGGAACGAGGTATCCAGGATCGTATTGCCTCACGTTGTCCAGCACATAATCCGCTGGATTGAGTGTTTGCAGCACACCATCCGTGTCGTAGTACCGGAGCGAGCTCACCGATATGACCGGCGGATAATAGAGCTTGAATGCCTCGGGGAACAGGTCCAACGTGCAGCGCCATGTCTGGTTGATGATGGAGCGTTGCAGATGATGTTCTACCTCCGACGTAATGCCGCGAACCGCTATTTCAATTTCAGAATCAAGCTCATCACCGTCCGCACGAATTGCAATGCGGGCATCCTCGATGCTTACCGCCATCGCCACCGAAGGTGTAATCAGTTGAGTGCTCATGCATTTACCTTTGGGTGTTCGGTGGTCTTGATTGCTTTTTGAAGCGACGCAGCTGGTATCCCGATCCAGCGGGAGCGCTGACGTATGTGATCGATTCGGCTGTTCCGGCTATCAAACTTGAAGATGCAACGAGGATGACTCCCGACGCACTCGCCCCTCCATTGCCTACCGCGCTACCAGCCACGAGAATCGAAGTTGCAACAAGCGTGACGCCATCCGCAGTTCCTGGAGTAATCCCGGAGGCTGATCCCGCAATAAGAAGGCTTGTCGCGGTTAGCGTTACACCGGGGGCATCGCTGGTTGCCTCACCAAAAGTGATAGGGAACCAGCCGGAGTACGAATACTCGTTTCCGTCTTCCTCGGTCACATACGCGTCGTATTCAACGATGTGCGTACCGTCATCACCAGATGCATCGAAGCCGGAATCCTCACGCATGAAGATATCCAGCCCAGACGGAACAACGGTCATGACAATGCGGAGTTCGCTTGCCTCGTCTCCCGGCTCAAGATCGTTGTATAGCGGCGGCGCTCCATCGTCCCCGCCTGACGGAATGTCGGCCCCGAGCACGCCGCGCCCACCCAACCCATAGTGATATGCAGACTCAAGACCGGGCGGATCACCCCCGTATAGATAGCTGCCGCTCATGTCGCCGTGTACCGCTTCAGTCCGCGATTTGTTCCATCCTCGTCGAATGTGGCGAGCATGTAGTCTTCGCCGGTTACGATGGACTCGTCGGTAATTACCAGCCTGCCTTCCTCGTTGGTTTCCTGATTCGCAAGGCTTACCGGAACGCTGCGATCAAAGCCAATGACGAGAACATTCGGGATGATCTCGCCCGCCAACAGACCAACCTCCGTCCAGTTCCTAAAAGGATCTGATGTGATCGTTCCGAAATCGACAACAATCGCAGTTCCGGGAATTAGCAAGGAAGCGGCGGTGAGCGTGATGCCCAGCGCGGTTCCAGCATCTGCGCCAGCGGCAGAACCTGCGGATAGCAAGGATGTTGCAGTAAGCGTTACTCCTAATGCCGTTCCGTCTACAGGCACATCAATCGTGCCGTCGAGATCGTCGGCAAGATCAGCGCATGTGGCGTCATTCAACTGTTCAGGCCAATGCACCACCTCCGCCACCTGCAGTACGGCACTATTCGCAGCATTTACGACGAACGTATCGAACGTTATTCCGGCGGACAGCGTGAATGGCGAACTAGATGTATCCGGTAAATCACTTACGCGGCCAGTCGTGCCTACCCACAAGTCGAGAATGTCGTTATTGCCGCTGTAATCAATACGAAGCCTGGCAACTAGCGTGACAATGGCGGATGTGCTGGCTGAAGTTGTTCCAGTGTTCGCTTGATTGGTAACCGATGCGCGAAGACTCCCAGAGCTTGTGCGTCCGATGTGAACGCCATTGGATGCAGTTGCGCTCGATATTGGATCAGGGCCGAAGCCGATAAGCTTCGTGAAATCGACGTTTCCATAGTTCGAAACCCTCATCCTGACCGCGAACGTGAATCCACTGCCAGCCGTCGCGTTACCGACCACATGTGCCGGGATTGCTACGGATGCCTGTCCGCCCGAGACCTGCCACGCCATGACGCCGCCACCCGCATCGACGGGCGAAGATGAAATCGTTCCGCCTGTCAGAACGCCGGAGATGCCAAGCTCATCATGCGGCGCAGTGTCCCCTGATTGTGCCTTCAGTCGATAGGTGTAGTCTTGAATGCCCATTTATGCACACCTCAAAGCTTGTAGCGAGCTGGTCCATGTCGCCAGCGAGATCACGACATCCAAAGCTGGCACGTACTGAACCCTGCCCCACCAGTTGTTTGTGGGCGTATGCAGGGAGTCGCCAGTTGGCGTGACTTGAGTAACGGAGAAGTCCGAAAGATCAACGCGGAAGATGGTGGAGGCGTTCGTGTATAGGTACACGACATTCCTTGTCGTGTCGTGAGCGCGGCCCCACCCCGGTTGGGTGCCGCTCATTGCGCTGGCAAGTGCAGACGCGCCCGATCCAGAAAGCGTGGCCGTGGTCTTGCTTCCGCCGCCCAGTGGGTAATAAACGACACCACCTGATGCCCTACCGGCAAAGCGCACAAGCCGATTATTGACAGCATCGACCACAAGCGCAGCGCCTTGACCTTCCGTGCCGGACAGATCAACTACATCACTCGCCGTCTTGGTCGTAACATTGAAAACGCTTATTCGATTGTCAGTGTCCCAGACGTAGATATTCCCCGTCTCAGGATGCTGAGCTGCTGCTGTTTCCGATCCGGTTATTCTCGGCATCGGCCCATATTCCCCAGGCTCCCATTCGCGGCCTTCCATCGTAAAGGCGTCAATTGCGGTGGTGCGGATATCAGCGGACCCACCAAACGGAGCGCCGTTATATGCAAAACCCATGTTTCCATTCAGCCGGAGAAATTTATCCTGTCCGTCTATGTTTGCAACGAACATGGCGTAATAGGTATGGCGGCTGGTAGGCATGCCGTCAGCGTAATAGTTGGAACCACCCAATACATTTGCAGCCAGAGTGCGCTCTATCAATAAATCCCAGGAGGGCGAATCATCTGCAAGATCAGTGCCTCCGATTTCATTCCCACCATAACCATCATGACCGCCGCCATGAATGCAAAACTTGGTGCCGTGCCGGAAAGCGCCGTCCCACGCATTTACCATGTCGGCCTGATTTCCCATCGACCCAGAAACAGCCGGAACAAGACCGGCTGCGGAACTCGGCGCGGTTCCCGAAATAGTTTTGAGCTGATGAGGCGCGACACCGTCAAGCCAAGCAGGCAACGTCGGCGCGACAAACCGCCCGACATGCGCCGTCTTCCCACTGGCGACGCTGTATGAATCCTCAACAAAGTGAGCCATGTCGCGAACTACGCAGGCGAGCCGATTCGAATCGTGCTTGCGTTGAGCGTGAACGTGCCGCCCGAACTCACTACGTCAGAACCAAAGTCATTAACAAAGCACAGTTCGTCAGCGCTCGATGCGCCGCCGCGCCGCTTGTAATAGACAGCCTTCCGCGCAGTGATCGTGCTGGTCGTCCATGTCACGGTAGGGAAAACAATCTCCAGCCGATGATTTGTCGTGTCCTTTGTGAATGTCGGCACTACAGCCTGTCCGCCGGACGTGTAGCCAGTTCCAGTGACTTCGTTCGTCACATCACTACGCTTGGTATGCGTGGCGCGGTTCTCTGTGTAGCTGGATGTCACCAACATCACATAGTAGGTATCTGCGTCGTCGATGTTGCCCTTGAATACGTCATCCACGTAGCTGTCGTATGCGAGAGATGCCATGATTGTCCTTAAATAAAAAAGGCACCCGAAGGTGCCTATAGAAGATTTAACTAATGTTTAACGTTGTGGAGGCCCGTCGCCCCACTTAATCCGCCCCTCGAACAACAAAGGCGGGATCTTGCGCACGCTTGGTTTCAGCGGGACGAAGCTGATAAATCGCGTTCCGTAAGGGCGTCTTTCTTGGTATAGAAAGTGGAAAAATGGACCCCAAAAGCTCGTCCTCACCGAGACGTAGCCGATCCATAACTGACGCTTACCGTCGCGCTTCTTGCGCCGCTTTGCATTGGTTTTTGCTCTGCGCATGCGTAAAGCAACAGCGAAGAAAAAGCAGTTAGAGCGCATGACTCAAACTGGCTTAAATTTCACTGTTTTTCTCTGGACTGTGAATATGGCATCCACATATTCCGCTGACGGCACATCAGGTCCGTCAATGTCAAAAATCACAACCTGACGCACAGCATCAAATGTCGCGCCGCGAATATGGACGCTTGGACTTGGGCATGTGTCGCCAAACAGCGCTTCAACCAGAAGTTCTGGTGTAACTCTCAACTTAGCCATGAAGGACATCCTCAATATTTGCGAATGGAAAGCAGGTCAGCGCACTTTGCGGGGTACAGTTCAATACCTCGACGCCGATAGCCTTTAGTTCCTCGGCAAGACTTTCAAAGCGCTCGATCCATGTGGCGAACAGATGCGCGGCAGGTGCTGGCGCGTCATGCCAGTGCGCCCCGCCCATGTCAAAGCCACAAAGAAGGATGCGGGAGGCTCCAGCTTGGGCGGCCACATGCACCGCCTGATACCCGGAGTTCCCGCCAGATCGAATGTTTTGCGGGTTCGGATCGTAACCAACTTTGCCCGTGTGTCTTAGGCTCATCACTTCCGGCCAAAGAAGTGAATCATCGGCGCACACCTTGATTCCTGCGAAACTGCGAGCTTCTGGATTCCTTTTCCACCAATCCGCATCAGCGGCGTAAAGCACATCGGCCCACGGCGCTAAACGGTAGGTGTCATTGACGACGACCGCGCCCTTTAGTCTGCTGCACAGGCTGGCTACCCTTTGGCTCATCGACGGGCCGCTCGCCAGTACCGCCACTGTCTTGCCCTTGAAGATCGGCGGAACCGTCCACGGGGTTGTCATTGACAGGCTCCTTTGACTCATCGACGGGCCGCTTAACATCCGTGTCGCCAACATAGACAGCCGCGCCGCGAGTTACCCAGCGTTGCGCCTTGTCGTCACGAAGTTCGACGCGATCACCGGCCTTGTGCAGCACAATGCCTGCGCCGTAGTCGAATTCACGATCTTCGATGAATTGAATGGTTTTCATGGTGGTCCTTGGTTGGACAGCAGCCCCCGAAGGGGCCGCCTGCATTACGCCGTAACGATCTCGTCAACAGTCGCCACGTCGTTGTCGGACGCCGGACCATAAAGAGGATCGAGGCCCAACACGATTGCGCTTAGGTCGGCACCAGCAGTACCCATAGTCACGGACAGCCTGAAGTGGGTAGCCGTGGAACCGGCCAGCTTCGAAGGGTCGAAATTGATCACAACTTGCTTGTTGCTGTCGGTGCCGGCCTGGGTCAACTGAGTGATAGCAGAACCAGTCACATCAGCCGCGCCGCTGCCGCTGCTGTTGGTGTAAGTGATCAGCTTGGCATCGATGGTGCCGGTGGAAACGATGTCGCCAGCCTGAATAATCGCCATGAAGCGACGGAAATGCTTCAACGGGATGTATTCATTGGTGGTAACAGTAGATGCTGCGTATGCGTCCGGGTCGATATTGCCAACGACTGCCGCAATTTCCGATGAGGTTTTATTCATGATCTTTCCTTGAAATAGATGGAAGAAGGCCCCGAAGGGCCATCAAAATCAACGTGCTGCCAATGTCACAAAAGGCGAGCGGCTAAGACCGTTCTGACGTGTGATTGGAGCGTTCCACCATGGTTGACCACCGACGCGCAGTACAAAGCGGAATGCCGTGATGTCGTAGTCGAAGAACAGGTGAATCGACACGTCTTGACGGATGCCGCCAGCCTTGACCACGGACATGTATTGCGACAGGTCCACGAAGGAGATATCGCCCACATCACCTAAGGCGGAAGCAGCTTCCACCGGGATCACAGGACGGCCAAGCAGCGTGCCGTAGGGGGTTGCAGACAAACCACCCGGGGGCAGATAGGCAGGGACGGCGGTGCCGGTGCCGGGGAACTGCATCTGCATCAGCTGCGCTTCCACATCGCCGTTGACGATCCAGACGCCGCGACGCTTGGTTTCATCGGTAGCACGGGTATACATGCTCACGATGTTCTTAAACGTCACGGTGTCGGCGGTCTGCGAAGACTCGGCGGCTACAGTGATCAGAGCGCCGGAGTTGAGGAAGCCCAAGGGCTGGCCCACACCAGAACCGGACAGAATCGCGGTGTTGATGCGCGAATCGATCTTCTCCGGTGCTTTGCTGTTGACATAGGCGGCCATCGACGGCGCGTCCTGCAACAGTTCGTCGGTCATCGGAACTAGGGCAATGATCTTGTTTGCCTTGACGGTTTTCTCTGTCAATGCTGGCTTCGATTGCGACTTTTGGCCGGCTTCGCTTTCCCAGTAGGCTTGGATGCCGCCGGATGTCTGCCACGGAGTGGTTTCATCAGTCGGAACCGTGATGCTGTTGCCACTGGTGGTCATTTGGTCGGTACGGGCAAGCAGGGAATCTTCGCCCATCACTTTCTTGACGATCTCAGTGCGGAAGTCAGGAGGAACCGCAAAGCCACCATCCGCGCCAACGCCTTCTTGTCCGTAAGTGGTCGGCGCATTGGCAATCAGACGGGGATCAGGGATAGCCGCACGTTGCGAACCCTTGACCACGGCGTTGAAGTATTCGCCAGCACTGCGGAAACCCCATTTGCCGGTATCGGCACTGCGCGGCTGAGCCGGGACCGATGCGCGGGGGCGCTTTTCTGCTTGAGCGCGGGATTCGTTGGCATTGCCGGAATTCTGCGGATCGGCAACGTCAGGATCAGTGCGACGGCCAGCGGGAGCGGACATCTTGTTATTGATGCCCTCAAGACGCTGACGGCGCTCGATATCAGCCTCGGTGGCTTCAAACGCCGCCGTGATCTTTTCGAATTCGGCAGTTTCGTCTTCCGTCATGTCGCGCGACTCAGCATCTGCGCGGGCCTGAATGTTGTTTGCCTGATCGCGGAGATCAAGCAGGCGGTCTTGCAGGCTCTCAACAGTCACCGCGTCATTACGGACAATTGCGTTTGAAGGATTAAAGCCGAATGCCAGCGCGACAGCGACAGCGGTAACGGCCAGTTTGTGATTACGAGTCATGGTTTTTCCTTTAAGTGGACTCAGAAATGAAAAAACCGCCAGAAGGCGGTTTCGTTTGTTGTCGCGTTCAGGCTGGCCGTTACGCGGGATTGCCAGCTGGCTGGCGTTTTAAATGCTTGGTCCGCATTTCCATGCGAGCCAAGCGGACTTTCGGATCATTGGCAGAACGCTTCAGGCGGTCTGGCGTATTCTGGAATTTGGCGAGCATCGGGAATTCGGCTTTGATAGCCTGTTCGCCGGTTTTGCCCGTTGCGAATCCTCGATCTGTTGCCTCTTCTGCGCTCATCCACGTTTCAGAGCGCATCCATTTATCGATTTGCTTTTCATCCCCACCAGTGCGCTTGACGTAGGTATTGAGAATTACCGCATCTACCTTATCGAGGGATTCCGCATACTTGCGCATCTCGTCGGCATTACCCATCGACATACCCCAAGCGGAGTGGATCATGATCACACCGTTATCAGCGATCTTGATTTCATCGCCAACCATTGCAATGACGCTTGCGATACTGGCCGCAATGCCGTCGATATGAACAGTCTTTTTCCCCTTCCAGCGTTCAAGCTGATTGAAGATCGCGATACCCTCGAAGACGCTTCCACCGGGCGAGTTGATGTAAACATCCAGATCCGCGCCAGGGGTGAACTCTTTCAGCGCATCAGCAACAGACTTGGCTGTGATGCCGTCGCCGAAATAATCCGCACCAATAGAGTCATATATATAGAGTTCGGCCTTTTTTGCGGCGGCCTTAGCCCAAAACCTCGTCATTGAATTTCCTCTTTCATGGCACATTCGGCAGCAATCGCCGGATCACACCCATTCACAACCTCAACCGCCCATTTCTGAGCGGCGGCTAACCTATTTCCAAGCGCCTCGCCCATTTCCTCAACGTGCTGGCTGGCGTATGGATAAGCATCTTGACGTGCTTGATGCATCCAATCTCGGCTTCCTGACTTTTCCAGCGCAGCAGCCCTGTTCTCGTATCGCCTTTGAATTCGCGCATAGACAGATGCAAGCCATGCTTTAGTCACCGTTGACGATCCTTCTCCGCCCGGGGCCGTAGCTGGCAACGATTTTTGTTGGTACGCGTCACCAATGCGATCCAGCGGAATGGCAGCGCCGTTGACAAATCGGATATCGCCTTCAGCGCCGATTGTGTTTTCACCGAGTTTTGCAAGAACCACGTTCGGGGAGAAGACGCCGCAATTGATGCCAGCGGCGTAGGCTTCCATCCGGCTCTTGTAGTCGCCCTGCTCTGCCCAATCGACATCGATTTCAATGAATTTCTTGGGGCCTCGATAGGCAATCAGCTTGTAATCCGCCTCTTGCTCAATCTCTTTTTTCCACGGGCGCAGCGTGTCACGGCTGAATTCCAACCCTTGGTGCTCGATGTTGTTATTGGTTGCTCTGAGTAAGTGAGCAATTTTGTGTGGCGGCACGCGGAACCAGCGGCAAATTTCCTCAACGGAAAGGTGCTTGACATTAACGAGCTGTGATTTCTCCGCATCGATACCTAGTTGATGAATACCCCATTCATTGGAGCCATCAATAATCCCGGTGCGGAATGCATTTTTAACTCCGCCGTATCGCTGATCTATTTGTTCCCTGATGCGATCAAACTGCTCTTCGCCAAGCTTGCCCTTGTATGTGAATATCGTTCCGAGCTGCGCACCGTTACCGAAGAAGCCCGCCGCATACTGATCCAATGCGACAGCAGTTGCTATTGTCTGTATCGCTCGGCTAACTGTGTCGTCACCGGCAACGCCTGTCAGGCTTGCCCCGCGAATAATGAACAAGTCCTCTGGGTCCATATCAACCCAGCCACCACCCATGTCTTGCGTGACGCGATAGAAAAGCCGCCCGGTATCCAAATGCCTGCGCGGGTCAACTCTGTTTGGGGCAATAGGCCAAAGCGCGACAATGCGCCCAGCCATATCGCGCTCAATCTCGGCATAACCAGTCCCGTACCCAACACCGGCTAGCAGCAATGCACGCTTCCCAGCTTGGGCCGTCATTTCCGGGTTGAATCGTGTATTCAGGATGTACTGCAGATTGTCATCCGGTAGATCCTGCTTTTTGTTCTGTCCACGCGCCCCGCCGTACACATTCCAATCACTTGATGACATTGCGGACGCAATGACATCCATGCATGCCCACACAGCCGCGACTTGTTCGGCAATTTCGTGAGTAACATGCACGCCAGCATTGTTGCGGCCAAAGTGATACCCGTGCCCACTCCTTTGCGGATCGGACAGGCGCACTTTTAACGCTGCAAACGCTCGCGAGATTGGTTTAAGAATATTTATAGCCATCGGATAATTGGGTCGCTGTTCTTCGCCTCTGGATTAAGCGCCATCAGCGAAATCGCAGAAAAGAACGCCATTAAGGGATCAATTTTCGCGCTGCCGCTGGCCTGTTTTGTAATGAGAATGGCGTTGCCTCGCGGCTCAACCCTGGCATTCCCGACGCACCAATTCATCATTGGCTGACCGCCATGAATCACAATACCCTCGGCCAGTTTGCGCTCGGCGACACTGATCGCACCGACTAACTTCCATCCTTGAGAAATCGCGAAGCACATTTCCTCGGGAATTCCGGCATCTACAAGCGCCTGGAACATGATCTTGTGTGTCTTTTCTGGATCCAAGCCGACTGACGCCAACAATCCAGAGGAATAGATTCGAGCAACAACGTCGGCAACCTGCGTCACGTCACCCGGTAACGTATCGATAATGGTTAGATCGCCGTCGCGCTCGAAATCGCGATACTTGCTCTCTTCGCTTTTGCGCCGATCAATCGCTATTGGATGCGCCCACGCATGAAACCAGCTTAACCACGCTCCCGTTTCACGCTCTCGACCAACCGCCGACACCCCGAGCAAGTCATCAAGGCCGCCGCCGTCAATCCCTACGGTGATTACCTCGCAGCGAGCGATTAGGTCATCCAAAGTCAGCTTTGGCGCTTTCGCTTGACGTTCCCAGAAGTCCGCGCCAGCCCAGCGATCAGATCGAAGGTTTAAGCCAATCTCGACGTTTCCATGCTTAGCCAAAAAGCCGCGAAATGATTCTTCGCCGCTCGACTTTGCCTTTAGGTATTCACGCTCAAGGAATTCCTCATCCACCGAATAACCAAGATTCGGATTAACCATCGCAAGGTTTTCCGCCTTGAGATGCTCATTCGACTCCACCATTTCAGGAGGATGCTCGAAGATCACCGGGACAAATCTCTTATCCTCGATCTTCCCGTCACGCACATCGCGTGCATACTGCAGTTTCTGCTTGAAGACGCCAGCGGGCGGATCGTCAGACTGCGTGGATAAGTAAATTACGAAGCCTTCAGGTCTTGACGCCAAACCGCCGATAGCTTCCCGAAGCATGTTCTCGGCGCTAGCCTGCTTTCCGAATAACCAAAGCTCGTCCACCAGCGTACCAACGGACTTTTTCCCGCCAACCGTATTCGAGTCGGCGGCCACAACCTTGAGCGTTGCATTGCTCTGTTGGTGCGTAATGGTCTTGATGTTTTGCTGTACATGCATCAAGTCGCTCAGCTCTTCGTCATGCCTCACCATGTCGCGTGCTGGCGAGAATGCATTGCCTGCAACCTCGATTGTTGGCGCAAGCACGGTGAACTCAGCTGATTGCCGCCAATTCAGAATGAGCGAAGTCATCATGATTGCAGCGGCTATTGTGGATTTTGAATTTTTCTTTGGAATGACTACCATCCACTCGGTAATCAACCTGCGACCTGTTTCCGCATCATAGGAACCAAAAATCGACGCTGCCAGATCAAACACCCACGGCGCACATGCATCGCCAATTTTTGGGCTGCCGGGAGCATCGACGATTTTCAGTTCGCGAAGGATCGCCAGCCCGCGCTCTGCCTCCTCTGGGAATATGGGAGGCGGGATGATGGACTCCCCGCGCCGGAGGCGGTCAGCCCAATCCGGCATTGCGGTAGTCCACTCAACAGTCATAAAAATGTTTGCGCCTAGCGTTTATTGTTAACGACCAATTTTGGCGGGGCAGCCGCTGCAGCAAACTTGCCTTTGGCAGCAGTTTTAGCGGCATCCTTCTTTTCTTCCTTCTTGCCGCCCTCACCCTTTTTCGGGTGGACATATGGCAGCAGAGCCGTAAGCGCCTTATATTGCTGCGGCGGCACCTCAAGCATTCCAAGCGCTATCAGTTCCAACGTCGGGCGCGGGTCGAGCGGCTCGCCCTCAACAGCCTTTGCGACCTCTGGAGCGATAGGAACGGGCGCTGGCACTTCTTTTGGCTTGCGCCCAGCGCCAGTACGAGTGCCGCCTGAATTTGGACGTGCGCCACCTGAATTCTTGCGCGGGCCGCCGCTCTTTCCTTTTACGCCAGCCATTTCGCAC